AAAGATGTAATATCCTGTATTATGAATGGAGAAATCATCGAACAATATCCAGATGATTATCCTTATCCCAGTTGTTTAATTCTGGGGATGAGCATCGAAGATAAATATCTTCATGTAGTCATCGGAAATCACGAATCGGATTTGTTCCTTATAACAGCTTATTTCCCAAGTTTTGATAAATGGGAATCTGATTTCAAGACCAGAAAGGAGAACGCATAATGACTTGTTTTTACTGCAAAGGTAATATTGAATCTTCTACAACAACTTACATGACTGATTATCAGGGATGCTATATCATTATCAAGAACGTTCCTTGCGAAAAGTGTTCTCAATGTGGGGAAGAATACTTAAATGGTGAAACACTTGAACGAATCGAAGAAATTATTCAAAAAGTTAAAGGTATGCTGACTGAAATTGCAGTTGTTGACTACAAACAAACAGCTTAAAGAAAACCGTTTTATTTTAATTGCTAAAGGGGTGATCCCAGTTGAATTACGAACAATTACTGACTGCTGCCGATCAGGAAGGATTGCTTGTCAAAGAGCAGCCACTTACTGGGCATGACGGCCTGATCCGCGGCAGTCGGATAGCAATCCGAAAGGATATAGAAACACAAGCAGAAAAATCTTGTGTGCTTGCCGAAGAAATCGGGCATTATCGCACCAGCTCCGGAAACATTTTAGACCAGAATAAGGTAGAAAGCCGAAAACAGGAGTATCGAGCTCGACTTTATGGGTACAATCTAAAGATTGGGCTTGCCGGCCTGATCAGTGCTTATGAAGCAGGATGCAGAAATCTTTATGAGATGGCTGAATATCTGAACGCTACGGAAGAATATTTAAAAGAGGCTATACAGTGTTACCATTCTAAATACGGTGTATACGCTGTTGTCGATAATTATGTCATTTATTTCGAACCATTTGCGGTGATACATATGATTTCATCAACAGATTAAAGAATGGAGCTATTATTACCAGATTCGCTTTTGGAAGAATATAAGGATTTTACTATTGGACAGATATCTCGAATGACGGGGTATCATCAGGAACTGATTGAATTACGCATTTCGAATTAATTCGCTTCGGCGTTTTAATAAAACATAGGAGGATACCTATATGAAAAAGAAAACACTTGCTGTATTATTATCAGCAACACTCGTTACCTCATCCACAACAACAGTATTCGCCAAAGATATTACTGTCACTATTCCAAACTATGCTTCCGATGAAGGTAACTCTAATTTACCAGAAGCAGCAGAAACTGTTACTAATTCTGATGGTTCAACTTCTTACACTCTTGATAAAAAGCAGCAAAAGAAATGGAAGAAATACTTAAAAAGTAGTTTTGATGATTCTATCAAAGAAATTTTAGATGATGATGAGAACTATCCAAATGTTGAAGATATTACCTATAACGATGATATGACTGAGTTTGAAATCAGTTTCGCATCTTCTGATCTGGCTCCGTCAGAATATTTTATCGGATTTCTTCCGTTGTTTATAGCGCCAGTTTACCAGCAGGTTAATGGAATTGCAGAAAAGGATGTCGACTATACTCTTGCAGTTAAGGATTCTTCAGATGGTTCCGAAACAACTCAGACTTACGAAGAAAATAAGTCCGACTGGGAATCTTTCGAAGCCTCAATGGGCGGTACTTCCTCAGATGATGTGAATAATACATCCTCTTCCGAAACAAAAGTTGACAAAATTTCATTAACTTCCGATTCTTCCAGTCTTGAATACTCCGGCTTTGAGACTATGCCTTATGAAGATGGATCATCAGATATTTTAGGTATTGTGAAATTTAATTTCACTAATAAAACAGATTCTCCCAATTCCGCAACCAGCTTTTACAATATTAAAGCCTATCAAAATGGTGTTGAGTTAACATGGTATATGGGAAATGGAAATGCCGCATGTGATAACATTTATAAGACTGTACTTAAAGATACATCTATAGAAACAGGATTTGCTTTTATGCTTCAGGATGCAGAAAGTCCAATCACTGTGTATGCTTATGATGGATTTATGTCTAATTCACCATACCAGGTGCAGGAAATAGCAATTAAATAAAATAAAACCGCCCCGCTGGTAACAGGGACGGTTCAAGAATCTCCGAAGAGATTCTGTGCTTTAGCAAAGATATTGTATCATCTTCGGAGCAGTTACACAATCAGAACGTTTGTGTATATGTGATCACATCAATGGATTAACGAAAGGAGTTTTCATTATGCCATTACCCAAAGAACGGATTTATACAATAGATGACATCTACGCTCTTCCTGATGGCGAACGTGCAGAGCTGATTGATGGACAGATCTATATGATGGCACCACCTAATACCAGGCATCAGGTAATCGTCGGTGAACTGTATGCTACTATCCGCAATTACATTAAAAGTAAAGGCAGATTCTGTAAACCATATGTTTCTCCATTTGCAGTGTTCCTGAATGAAGATAACAAGAACTATGTCGAACCAGACTTAACAATTGTCTGCTCACCGGACAAAGTAGATGAAAAAGGTTGTCATGGTGCACCTGACTGGGTAATTGAGGTTGTTTCTCCTGTTACCCAGAGTAAAGATTACGGAATAAAATTATTTAAATACCGGATGGCCGGAGTCAGAGAATATTGGATTATAAATCCCCTGAAAGGTATCGTAAATGTCTACGATTTTGAAAATGAATCGGGTACCGGATTGTATTCTTTCGACGATGAAATTCCAGTATGTATATATCCCGATTTATCAATTGTGATCTCTGAATTATTATAATAAAAACCGCCCCTGTTGGTAGCAGGGACGGCTCAAGAATCTCCGAAGAGATCCCTTTCTTTTGGCAAAGATATTGTATCATCTTCGGAGCAGTTACACAATCAGAACGTTTGTGTGGCTGTTATTTTTATACTTAAAATTACATATTTTATAAAACCGAGGTGATATTTATGAGTAGTAAAGTAGCAGCTCTCTATATCCGTGTCTCGACAGAGGACCAAACAGAGTTATCTCCTGATGCACAGAAACGCCTTCTGCTGGATTACGCCCAGAAGAATGACATGATTGTTTCCGGGGACTTTATCTTTACTGAGAGTGTTTCCGGCCGGCACGCACAGAAGCGTCCGGAGTTTCAGAAGATGATCGCCCTGGCGAAGCAGCCTTCTCACCCTATTGATGTGATCCTGGTATGGAAATTCAGTCGTTTCGCCCGCAATCAGGAAGAGTCCATTGTTTACAAGAGTATGCTCAAAAAAGACAATGTAGATGTGATCAGTGTGTCTGAGCCATTGATCGAGGGACCTTTTGGCAGCCTGATCGAGCGCATCATCGAATGGATGGATGAATACTATTCCATTCGATTGTCGGGTGAGGTCTTGCGTGGCATGAAAGAAAAAGCCCTGCAAAAAGGCTATCAGACATCTCCCTGTCTTGGCTATACTGCAGTTGGACATGGAAAACCTTATATCATTAATGAAGCTGAATATGCCATTGTCTCTTATATCATGGACCTGTATGATAATCAGAACTTAGATGAAACAGCTATTGCCAGGCGTTGCAATGATCTCGGATACCGGACAAAACGGGGAAACCTCTTTGAACGGCGCAGCGTTGACCGGATTCTTGGAAATCCCTTCTATTGCGGAACTGTTGTCTGGAACGGAGTGGAATTTGAAGGAAACCATGAGGTACGTCTTTCCAGGGAACGGTACGAAAAACGTCAGAAGCTGATCACTTCCCGGAAACGCCCGGTCAAGGCACGGAATGTCTCTGCCTGTAAGCACTGGCTATCCGGTCTTTTGAAGTGCTCTGTCTGCGGGGCCACGCTTTCTTACACCGGTAATAATAAGTGTCCTTATTTCCAGTGCTGGAAGTACGCAAAAGGATTTCATAAGACTTCTGTTGCCTTATCGGTCAAAAAGGCTGAAGAAGCTGTGATAAGTTATTTTGATCAGATCTTAGATGGGGCAGAATTTACATATGTATGCAAAAAGAAAAAGACCGATCATTCACTGCAGATCGAGCAGCTACAAAAAGAGATCGGTAAGCTCACCATGAGAGAAGGCAGAATCAAAGAGGCTTATGAGGCAGGAGTAGATACTCTGGAGGAATATAAGAATAATAAGGACCGTCTGGTATCAGATCGATTAGAATTGACTGCTGCCCTTTCACAGCTATTACAGGAAGAACAGGCAGAGCAGCCTGACACAGAAGAAATCCTGAAAGAGATCCATTCTGTTGCGGACGTCCTGAAGAATCCAGACGTAGGTTATGAAGAAAAGGGAAATCTGATCAGAAGTGTTGTAGAGCAGATCATATATGATAAAGAATCCGGAAAAATGTCTTTTGACATCATTATTTCCTGAATTTCATCCATCCATAAAAAAGTGCCATTTCAGCCTTTTAACATTTTTGTAATATTTTTTCAGAATTGAAAATCCCGCAAACCCGCATAAATGTGAGGGTTTGGTAAGGATGTTTTTAAGATTTAGGTTTTGCGGTATAGTATGTTATGTACTATACCGCTTTTCCTTTCCACAAAATGACCTTTGAATGGTCGAATACTCCGATATGGTTATAGATAATTTCAATTTCCTGTAAACGTTTACCGCTGCTCTTATCAGGAGCATGGACAATAATTTTGTCGATAAACTCATGCACAATTTCTGGTGTGAGTTCTGTAAGGTTAGTGTACTTGCGGACTACTGAAAGAAATTGCTTTACATCCACAGATTGTTTTTCTTCTTTCTGTAATTCTTTCTCTAAGAAAGTCTGTTCTTCCTGCAAAGTATGTTGTTCTTCCTCATATCCTTTTGAAAGTTTCATAAAGCGCTCATCTGAAAGTTTTCCACTAATATTGTCTTCATAAATCCGTTGAAAAATTTTGTCCAACTCTTGAATACGGGAATGGATTTCTGTAAGCCGTTTTTTCTTTTGCGACAGTTCTTTATTTCTTTGCCGCATATCCGTGTCCATGACCATCTGAACAAATTCATCTTCATAATCTGATACATAGCGGATAACTTCTTTCAGGTTTTCCAACACAATTTGTTCGACTACTACATTACGAATATAGTGCATAGTACATGATTTTGAATTGTGCCGGTAATTGCTGCATACAAAATTATGTTTCTCTGCGCTCTGTGCCATTTGCCTATGAAATGTCATTTTGCTTCCGCAATCTGCACAGTAGAGCAAACCAGAGAACATAGGCATATCCCCCATTTTGGTAGGGCGGCGTTTTCCAGAACGGATTTTCTGTACAATCTCAAAGGTTTCCTTGTCAATGATTGCTTCATGGGTATTCTCAAAAATCTTCCATTGTTCAGGACTGTTATCAATTTTTTTGCGATTTTTATAAGACTTAACATGGGTCTTAAAATTCACAGTATGTCCTAAATAGTCCATTCTTTCTAAGATATGAGATACCACAGTTGCGCTCCACAGATACTTGTCAGGTGGAAGAACGGTTCGTGGCTTTTCCCCATGCTCTAGCGCATAATAAGTAGGGCAAAGAATTTTTCTTTCCGTTAGAATATTGGCAATTCGTGTCGGTCCGTAACCATTGACACATAAACGGAAGATTTCCCGAACTACTTCGGCGGCTTCTTCATCTATAAGCCATTCCTTTTTATTGTCTGGATTCTTCATGTAGCCATAAGGAGCGTGAGAACCGATATGTTCACCTGCCATTCCTTTAGAACGCTTGACTGCACGTATTTTTTTGCTGGTGTCCTTTGCGTACCATTCGTTGATTATGTTACGAAATGGGGTAAATTCATTATCTCCCACATGACTATCCACGCCATCATTGACAGCAATAAAATGGACATCCATGTTCGGGAACATAATTTCTGTGTACATTCCCACTTGCAAATAATCACGTCCAAGTCTTGACATATCCTTGACTATAACGCGTTTGATTCTTCCTGCTTCGACCTCTGCAATCATTCTTTGAAAATCCGGTCTGTTGAAGTTTGTACCAGAAAATCCATCATCTACAAAAAACACATAAGGCTGATACCCGTGCTCGATTGCATAACGCTTCAGGATTTTTTTCTGGTTAATAATACTGTTTGAATCACCCTCCTGTTTATCGTCTTGTGAAAGCCGACAGTATAATGCGGTTAATTCCTCTGTTTGATTTCCCATCGGATAAATGGAAGTGATAGTGCTGTTTGACTGCTGTAACATAAGTACCTCCTATCCGACAGTCAAACAGACAATGCTTTTACAACTTTATTGTACCGCATTTTCTGTTTCCTGTCTGCCTTATTTTATCTTAAAATTATTGTTTCAAATCATTGCGGATAAGCCTTTTTACTTTCGTTACTGCGTCTTCCTGCGCCTGTTCTTTTGAGCGGGATTTTACCACATAGCAGGTGTTTCCTATCTGGTATTCTCGTATCATTTCAGGGTCAGGATTCTTTGTATTTTCCATAAGATAACAACCTCCTGTTATTTTCTTTGAAGCAAACCGAACAGCTTTCGCTAAAGCTCATGGGAATCTCACCCCTGCATGGTTCTCATCCAGCCGTACCCTTTGCCAGCGGTG